CTATTGCAGTTCGTCTTTTGTCCCTTGCAGGGGGCCAAAATCCGGAGATGTACCCAAATCGCCCGTTTTTGATGGCGGGGTCGGGCGTTTTTCGTGTCGTTTTTCACCCCGGATTCCCGACCACTCCGAGATGCTCGCCTGCTGCACGTGGACATAGCGCCGGAGACTCGCGAGATTGCCGTGGCCCAGGATCGCCGCCAGTGTTGGCAACGGGCACCCGCGCATTGCGAGGCGCGTTGCAAAGGTGTGGCGCAGCTCGTAGATTACAAAGTGCAGCTTGAGCTTCTTGACCAGCTTGAGATGCGTTTTGTCCAACGAGTTCAAGAGGTTATCGCCGACAGATCCGCGTTTCCCTACGAACAGGCGCGCGTCGAGCCGTTTCCCGGCCATTCGACGAGCAAGGACCTCGCGGGCCTCTTCGCTCATGCCAATTGTTCGCTTCGCGGCGTTGGACTTTCCCTTGCGAACCGTGACGCTGTTCGCGTCGAGGTTCACGTCTTGCGGATGCAGATCAAGCACTTCTTCCGGGCGCATCCCGGTCCCAAGGACAACCCGGCCGAGGTCGTGGAGCACCGGCCGCGTTGCCGCGGCGGCGAAGTAAATCAGCTCCTCTTGCGGCGTGACGACGTGCTCCCGTTGGACGCCATCCGCGCTCGGGATCGTGACGCCGTCGAGCGGGTTGCCGCGAAGCCAACCCTGCTTGCGCGCGTACTTGAAGAAGCCGGAGAGTGCGTGAAGGTCATGCCGGATCGTGATGTCCTTGATCTTGCTGGCCCGCCGGTAGTCTTTGAAGTCCTCCACCATCCCACTCGTGATCGAGTGGACCATCGTGCCCTGGAAGAAGTCGATCAGGCTGGCAGAGGAAGTCCGGATGCGTTTCGCCGTCGCCGGGTGGTCTTTGCACTCGCCGCGTTTGTGCTCCAGGTAGACGGCGAACGCGTTATTGAACTGCCGCGGTGAGAGCTTCGGCAGCGACGAACCGCTCTCCACCGCCTGCCGGGCCTGTTCCAGCTTCCGCAGCGCGGCGCTCAGATTGTGTGACGTGGCCTTTAAGCCGGTGGTTTGGTTGTACTCGACGCCCGAAACCATGAACCGCAAGTGGTAGCGCCCGTTCGCGATTTTGATCCCCGGCGGTAATTCTCGGCCTTGCTTCTCGCTCACGGATGAATCCCTCCACTTGGTCTTGCCGATAACGGATCATGCGGCCAATGACAATCCACGGCGGTCCCTTCCCCCGGCAGCGCCAAGCTGCCAGCGTTGCGACCTTCACCGCAAGGTCGTCCGCAACCTGTTCTGGTGTCATCAACATCATTGCCTTGCCTCTCCCGCGCCACCGGCCCCCGTTGTGGAGTCCTACGAGCATGACCTGAACCCAGAGGGCCGGTTTGGATTTGGCGCGGAACTCGAATTAACGTGTGCTCCGCCGCTTCCCGGCGCGTCGGAGTGCACCGACCAGCAGCCCGACGATGGCCGAAGCCGCAATCCAGGCGATCAACGCCGCCGGCGCGTACTTCATGCCACGTCCTTTTCCAAGAACGCCGCGCGGATGTCGCGCGTAAGGCCATCTTCCCGTCCCGGGTGCCGCTTCGCCGCCGTGCGAAAGGGCAGCCCGCAGAGCATCAGCTTCAGCGCAGCGCGCCGGTCAACTTGCGCTTGGCGGAAAGCATTCAGCCTGTTTTCAATCGCTTGCGGGGCCGTCGCTTTACCAGCGCTGGCTCCGGTCGCATCCTTAATCAAAATGAGATTTCCCATCGCAACCTCTCACGTTGTTATTGAGCGCCGCCCATCGGAGAAACGAGCGGGCCGCGCGGCTCAGACACGGCCCGCCCCAAGGAGGAGGAAACCCCGGCGCTATTACGCTCGGAGGTGAGGCGCTGGAGCACAGCCCCGTAGCAGTAGTCGGAGAGCGAAACGCCCTCTGTCGCCGCCGCAATGCGGATCGCTTTCTTCACGCCCCGCGGCGCGCGGAACTGGACCATCGTACGGTCCTCAATCGGTGTAGGATGTTCTTCAGTGCTCACAAGAACAGAATAGGTCAACAGGTCAGTAGGTCACAATGGTAAAAATGACCCATTGACATTTGTTATGGAAGACAAGAAGCAAATAAAGATCACAGCCAGCGAGGAGCGACGCCGAAAGATCAAGTCCAAAGCCAGCGCTGAGGGAATCACTGTGCAGGATCTTTTTGACGGGTGGATAGACGAATGGCTGGTGGGCAAGAAGTCGACAGCAACCAAGGCGGCCGTCGAGGCCGACGGCGACAGCTCTGAGTTCGTAGATGAGAACGAGAAACGACTGCGCCGCATCCTGCATCTGGTTATGGTTAAGGGCTCAGAGAAGGACAAAACCGGAATCGAAGCCAATCTGGAATGGGTCGAGGGAAAGTTAGGCCGTGAAGTTGATGATGATGAGCCGAAACCGGCAAAGCGGCGAAGGGCAGTGGTCAACGGGTAAAAGTGATCTGCCCGGTGTGTGGTCGTGCGGGTGTTCGCAGGGGTAGGCCGGGCTCGCACGTGGTGGACATAGCGGAATGGAAGAAGAGGCGGGGAGCGTGATGAAACGGACGTGGGCCGTGCGAACAATTCTAAGCTTTCTTGTTTTGGCCGGGTTGGCGTGGGGGCAAGGCGGAGACACCGCTGAGCAGCGATCGCTCGCCGGTATCAGGGAATTGTACGTTTGGGTGCACGATTTCTCTCCGGAAGTCCAAAACGACGGGCTGTATGCCGCAGACGTGCAGACGGAGACCGAGCTTGCGCTGCGGAAGGTTGGGCTCCGCGTTCTCCCCGGGCATGAACTAAAGAATTCTCAGACTTCAATGCTGGAAGTTCACATCCGCCCGTTGTCACTCCTAAAAGAGTGCGGGGGGTACGCTTTGGGCCTAAACGTTGAGCTGGTCCAGACTGTTTTTCTCGCGAGGAATCCGCAAGCCGCGCTTGTGGCTCCCACGTGGAGCGTCAATAGCGTTGCATATGCCACGCAGGGAAACGTGGTGAAAGCGCGATCAACGATCCAGGACCAAGTGAACGCCTTCCTCAACGCGTGGCTTGCGGCCAATCAGAAGTGAGCGCTGGGGAGGCCTGCGCCTCCCCACTCCGCTATTTGTGATTCCACTTCCGCGCGTTCGCCGCGAAGTTGGCTTCCTTGCGCACTGCTGGGCTGGGCGAGCTCTTCGCCGCCGCGATCTTCTGCCCGCTCGGGACACCGAGCGCGGCGTGCAGCCGGCCAGCGTGCGCCGGGTTGATGTGGATGGACGATTTCATGGATTTCATTGTTTGTTGGCCCTTTCTGTTGAACTGAGTGCCGTCTGAATGCGCGGCAGCAAACGTTTCACAGTGGCGGGAGGCATCAGCTTCAGCGACCTCTCTTTGTCTCTAAGAAGTGGTATAAGCTGTTGCTTTTCCTCCGGCGTGGCCACGTCGTACACGTTAAGAGCCTTCTCGATGGGCAGACTCTTGACTTCGCGTTGAAGGCCGGTCAACCGTGCGAGCTGCGTCGCGCGCTTGCGGTCTCCGAACGAGAACTTGCCCTGAGCGATTCCCTGCTGCACATCGGGCGGCAGATCCTTGCCCTGGCTGAAAGCAGCCGTCGCCGCCTGGCGCAGCCGCTTGCGTTCTGCGGTGTCTTCGGGAATCGGCTCACTGCCGCCACGCTCCTTCATGTACTTTGTCGCCAGCTCCTCGGCAGCCGTGCGGCCAAGCGTGGATGGCGCCGGCGTGATGCCGACGAACGGCAGCGCCCGAGAGGCGAAGCCCCCGGACTTCTCCTCGGCCCGCTGATAGTTCCGCACGCCGAGCGGGACGGCCGCGTTCGCCGGAGCCTTGATGAGCGTGTCGTAGAGCTGCTTCATCAGCGGATCTTCAGCGTTGCGGATCTCCACGCCGTAGAAGTCCTTGTTGCGAAACATCTCCGCCACCAGCGAATCGAGCGGGCTGACCTTGTTGGCCAGCGTGCCCCACGGGTCTTTCGAGTAGTGGTAGATGTCCTTCGTGTACGAAGGCAGCGAGCTGCGCTCGTCTTCGCCGCGCTCGTTCTTTTCACCGTTGCGCGGGAAGAAGTAGTCCTTCAATTCCTGCGGGTGCTTGCCGGTCATGAGGAACTGATAGACCGCCGCACTGATGGCCGTCACCGTGACCAGGGCAAGGAGGTAGCACAGCCGTTTCAGATTGACCTCGGACGGGGGCTTCCCACTGATGAGCTGCTTGGGCACGCGCCAGAGGTCCAATATGCCGCCACCGACCTCGCGCAGAGTGCCAATGTTCCATCCAACGCTCCTGAAGTTGAGCATCAGGATGTCCTTCAGCGCGCGATTCCAGAATAGGTTGTCGTAGACGAGCTGGCCCATGCGGTTGTCCACAGAGTCCCAAGCTGCCGCCAGCACTTTGGCTACGGTTTCGGAATCGGCATCCGGGCCGAGCCGTTCAAGGTCGTAGCGGGCCATGTCCGCGAAAACACCGAGTTTCTGGCGCGGAACGAGCCAATCGAGGATTGGCCTGGTGCTCGCGTCGGCCACCGCAAACGGCGATTGGATGGCGAGTTTCGTAGCCTTCACGACACCAGCGCCAATGAGCCCGGAATGAAACGCCTGCCCGACTTCGCGCAGCGTATCCATCCAGCGTTCGGCCATGCGCGTGTGGTAGAACTCGTCCATCTTCGCGCGTCCGCCGGCCGAGACCACCGCCTCAACCATCGCGGCCATCTCCGGATCCATGCTCGCGCCGGCTTCCTTCCACTCCTTCAGCAGCTTGTGCCCGCGCAGCAGGTTCGACACCGGCGCGGCGGGAAACTGCGCGATCGTACCGATGCCGCGGAGCGGGTGCCCGCGCAGGATCTGCTCGAAGCCGAGCGCGGCTTTCGAGACTGCCGCGTCCATCGACGTAAAGCCCAAGTGGAAAGCGCTGAAGCCAAGTTGGAACTGGTTCAGGGCGTTGTTCACGCCGAGCGCCGCGCGGAACAGGCCGCTGCGCCCGCGCAGGCCGGGGCTGAGGTAATTGTTGAGAATCAGCGCCGCGCCGTCCGGCGCCCACCAGTAGCCCCGGATCACCAGTCCGCCGACGTCGTACGGTTGCGACAACTGCTCGTAGGTCATCGAACCCTGGATGGTCGACAGCGGGGCCAGCTCGGCATGGTCGGCCAGGAACGAACGCGTGTATTCCAGGACGGTCGGGGCGACCTCCGCGAACTTCTCGCGCGCGCCAACCCAGGCTTGCAGCACCGCCGCGGCCATCTCGTCGCGGTCGCGGCGATAAGCCGCCGATTGGTCGGAGCGTAGGTCGGCGAGAGCCGTCAGCTCGGCGCGCACCTTCTGGCGCACGGCCACCAACTCGGCCAGCTTTTCGTACTCGCCCTGCGCCTCCGCGCGCTTCTCCGGCGTGAGCTTGCCGAAGCCGTGCAGCCGTGCCTCCAGCAGCGTCAGCTTCGCGCCGTTCGCGCCGCCGGGGTAGTTCCAGAGGTTGTGGACGAACTTCCAGCGATCCTCGATGGCATGGCCCAGCTCGTGGGCGACGATCGATTCGTTCGTGCCGTGGGCTGTCCGGATCTCGGGCTTGCCCTGCGGGCTCTGCCCCAGGTCGCCGCCGCGCAGCTTCATCTTGCGGACGTGCTGGAGCCCCAGGTTTTTCATGGCGGCTTCCAGGCCTTCCCACAGCCCGGCGTTCGGGAACTCCTCGATGTTCAGGACACTCGGCCCGTAGACGGTCCCGATGGGATCGGCGATCTTGCGCCAGCCTTTCGGAGGATGGTCATCTCGGCCGTAGTAGCGCGCAATGCCTTGCTTGTGCCAGAGCTGGAGTGTCCGGTGCGCCACGAGGTACTGGTCCATCTCGCGGAGCTTCATCAGCACCAGATCGACGGGGTTGTCCGAAACCGGCGTCAGCCCGGCGCCAAGACCGTCCTGAAACGTGATGTGCGTTCTTTGTTTCAGGAACGCCTTGCGCCCCTCAAACTTGCGCGGGTTGGCGAACAGTTTGCTGAACGCCTCTTCCGCGAGCTTCGGGTTCTTCCAGATGTGCGGGAAGTAGTTCTCGTAGAACTTGCGCAGCTTGCCCGTTCCGAGCCGCTGAACCTCGTCGCGCCGGCCGTCGAGCAGATGGCGCAGCGAATCGGCGATCCACTGGAGATTGGCGCTCGTCTGCTGTTCGCCAGCCTCCATGCGCCGGATGAACTCGAAGTTGTCCGCTGGCGTCTGTGAGCGGAAGAACGTCCGCGCCTTGCGAAGCGCTTCGGTCGCCCGGTCGGCGTGGAGCGCCATCTCGGCGAGATTGCGCCGCAGCCCCAGAGAGGCGCGCTGCGCCGTGTCGTCGAAGGCCGTAGGGACTGCCCAGGTTTTGATGTCGGACGCGGCCTCGCGAATGGCGCGCGCGGCATCGGTCAGCGGGACGGCCGCCTCTTCGACGATGGCCTGCTTCCCGCCGCGCAACGCGAAGTTGGGGCGCTCGTGCGGGAGCGTAGGCTCTTCGCCGGGTTCTTCGCTGCCTGCGCGCAAGAACCGCCGCAACTTCGGATTGGTTGCTTGCGCGTACTCGCCGCCAGCGCCGGTCTCCTCGTCGAGCTGCGCAGCGCCGCCGGCGTCCGCGCCCTGGAACTTCTTGTCCAGCTCGGCCAGACGAGCGCGCTTTTCGGCCAGCTCCGCAGCCTTCGGGAACGGATTGCTGTTCAGCGTCTCTTGCGCGGCCTTCAGCTTCGCCTCGGCTCCCGTGACCGTGGCTTCGGCTTCCGGGATGAAGCTGCCGATAGCGTTGTAACTGCGCGTGAGAGCCGCAAGCAGCCCAGACCCGTTCGTGTCCGGTTGAATCTGGAAGTCGGCGAAGTCGGACTGCAGGCGCGCTTCAAAGTGCGGCGACGTGGTTTCGAGGTCGAACGGCCCGTAGTGGCCAATGACTTGGCTGCTGCCGGACTTCCGCGCTTCGGCAAACTTCCGCTCCAGCGCCGCGCCGTCCGGCTGGTTCACGCCTGTAAGCGCGAACGGCTTCTCGTCCGGATGGTCTTTCTCCCATGCCTGTTTGCGCGCAAGCTGGTCCTTCATTTCGGCCAGCCTGTCGCGGCTGTACTCCAGATCGCGTTCCAGGCCAGCGACGCGGCGCCGGTCGAACGCCTGCTGATCGAAGTGCGCGGACTCCGCGCCTTGCAGCCTACGAATCTCCAGCTCCAGGTTCGCCCGCTCCTTGACGGTCGGATCGCTGCTGGACAGGCCAACGACCTCGGCGGCCGACAGCACCATCGCGTCGGCGTCTTCCATCTCGCGGACGGTCAGATCCCCGCTCATGGCGGCGGCGATGAACTCCGCTTTCCGCTTGAGCGTGTCCCACATGTAGCCGTCGAAGCTGTCTTCGGTGACGTAGTAGAAGATCCGGATCTCTTTGTTCCGGTTGCCTTGGCGCTCGATGCGCCCGTTGCGCTGCTCGATCTCGGCCGGCTTCCACGGCGCGTCCAGGTGATGCACCGCGACCAGGCGCTCCTGGACGTTCGTGCCGGCGCCCATCTTCTCGGTCGAGCCGATCAGGACGCGCACGGTCCCGTCGTTGACCTGCCTGAACAGTAGAGCCTTCTGCGCGTCGGTGTTCGCCTCATGGATGAAGCGAACCTCATCGGCGGGAACGCCGAGCGCAACGAGCTTGGCCTTGATGTCCTCGTAGATCGAGGCCTGGAGCCGGGTGTCAGTTGCCTGCCCTTCGTCGGCTGGCGCGTCGCCCTCCGCGTTTTCCTTCGGGTCTTTGTCGCTGTTGCCTTTCGGAATGCCCATGTCCAGGAACATGAGCTGCGTGAGCTTGTCCTTTGCGCCTTCCTTCCAGATGCCGTAGACCTCGGAGATGGCGCGATTGACCTTGCTTCCCGGATCGTCGGGAAGCGCCCGGCTGACCAGCCGCATGTCGAGCGCCGCGATGCGGCCCTCGTGCGTGATCTTCAGCATGTTGTCGATCTTCGGATCGACCTGGCCGCTCCGGATCTTCTCGGCGCGCTTCCCTAGGCGTTGAATTTCGGCCTTGAGCGCGTCGGAGCCGCGAACGGCGATTACGGTCGGACGGCCACCCCGGATCGCCGGCGTCGGCAGCTTCAGATCTTTGGCGTTCTTCACGTCTGCGACGGTGCGGAAGAGCTTGATGAGGTCTGCGACGTTGACGAACTTGCTGAAGCGGTTGTTGGTGCGGAAGCCGCCCCCCTCGGGCCGCATCTCGACAACGCGCTGAACCTCGCCGTACTGCTGCGCCCAGTTGTCGAAGCTGTCCAGGTCTTGAGCCTTCAGCTTGTCCGAAGCGAGGTAGCGCAGCATCGTCCACAACTCGGCCATCGTATTGCTGATGGGCGTTCCCGTGGCGAAGACAACGCCGCGGCCGTGGTACTTGCCGGAGAGGTACTGCGTCTTCAGGAACATGTCCATCGCCCGGTTGGACGAACTGTTGGGCAGGCCTGCAACGCGGTCCATCTTCGTGATGTAGTACAGGTTTTTGAACAGGTGCGCTTCGTCAACGAAGATCTGGTCGATGCCGAGCTGCTCGAACTCGATGGAGCGGTCCCGGTTCGCATCCTCGATGCGGTCCTTGAGCTGTTTCTCCAGGTTGGCAAGCATCGTCTCCAGGCGCTTGACCGTGGGGTCTTTCCGCTTGCTCTTCTTCTCCATGCCCGCCGCTTTGGCGCGGGCGTTCTTTTCCTCCAGCTCCGCGATGGCCGCGCGCAGCTCGCCGGTCTGCGCGTCCACGAACTTGCGGAAGGTCTCGTCCGAGACCGGCAGGTACTCGAACGATTTGTGCGAAACGATGATGGCGTCGTAGTCGCCACTGGCAATCCGCGCCATGGCGAGCTGGCGCTTGCCCTTTGCAAACCACTGTTTGCCCGCGGCGAACACGTTCGCGTTGGGGTAGAGCCGCATAAAGTCGGCTTCCCACTGCGAGACCAGATGGTTCGGGACAACGAAGATGGGCTTCCGGATCATGCCCATCCGCTTCATCTCCATCGCCGCCGCGATCATCTCGTAGGTCTTTCCGGCGCCGACGACGTGCGCGAGGAGCGTGTTACCCGTCTGGATGATGCGCCAGACGGCATCAACCTGGTGCTTGTCGAGGCTGTGATTGCGCAGTGACGCGCGGTCCATGCCGGGGAACTTCAGGTGGCTCCCGTCAAACTGCCGCAGCCGTACGCCGTTGAACTCGTCGTTGTAGATGCGCAGAAGGCGTTCAGTGCGCGCCGGATCCTTCCAGGCCCACTTCGTGAATTCGTCCTTGATCGACGTCTGAACGTCCTGCGCCCGGTTCGTCTTGTCGACATCCAGCGCCGCGTGGCCTGCTTCGTCCCTCGGTTGGTAGATCCGTGGGCTCTTCATGTTCAGCGCCAGCTCAAACAGATCGGTGCCGCTCAGGTTGAATGCGCCCCACTTGGACGCGTTCGTTGCGCTGCTCGCCGCCGCCCGCGAGACGTTGACGGACCATTCGCCCGCCGCCGGCGCGAAGTTGACCTGCACCAGTCGGTCGCCCCACGTGGATGGCGCGTTGCCGATGAGCACTTCCCGCGCGAAGTCCTCGATCACATCGGTGGGAATCCAGCTTGAACCAGCCCGCGCCGTGATTTGCGATGGCGTGAGGTCGGTCGGCTGGACCTTCAGGAGCGCCGTCACGTTGCGCTCGTACGCCGGTTCGAGCTTCGCCGCGGCCTGCGCCGCCTTCAGCTTCTTCCTGACGTCGCCGCTCAGGTACTCGTCGTTGGTCTCGTAGCGCTGCGTGTCGGGGTTCTGGAAGATCTGGCTTCCCAACTCCTCGATGATCTGCGCCCGCGTCTTCTCGGGCAGAAGGCCTTCGATGCGCTCCCAGTCGATCTTGCCTTTCTCCGCGAGGGAGACCGCCAGCGCCGCCGTCGCGTTCTCGGCTGTCTTCGGCGGCCGGTAGGGCTCGATCGTACGGCGGTCGAAAACCGCACGCTTGGTGGCCGTCTTGGCGTCAGCGTCGTAGTCCTCCAGTGCCGCGACAACCGGATAATCCGGGTCATCGCCGAAGGCCGCGAAGTTCGGCTTCGCGTTGACGTAGCCGTGCTTCTTCACGAAGGCGTCGTAGACGCGGTTGAGTTCCTTGCGCGCCTTGGTGATCTCGGCCTCTGGCCGGTCGTCGATCTGCGCCTGATAAGCCGCGCGCGCAGCGTCCCGCAACCCGAGCAACGCGCGAACGCGGCCCTCCGCGTCCTTGCTCAAACCGGCCGGTTGCAGTTCGTCGCCGTTGCGTTGCATCAGCTTCTTGCCGACGATTCCGTAGCCGCCGCGCTTGATGCCCTTGGTGGTCTCGTCCACTAGGACGGGCTCCTCTTTGGGACTCTGCTCACGGCCTTCATACGTCAGCGCACCGGCGGGCAGCTTCTCGATTGCCGCCTGGAGTGCCTCCGGCGTCAGCGTGCCGTCGAACCCGAGTTCGTTGTCGCTGTGCATCCCGCGCGTGAGCGCCGGTTGGGCGAGGAGCATCTCGGGATGGTCGACGAAGTAGCGGCTCATGTCTACCTGGACGTCGTTGCCCGCGCGGTCTTTGAGGGTGATGGGGACGGTTTCCGTCCAGTCGCGGCTCGGCGCTTTCTCGCCCGGATAGAGCTTGCGCAAGAAGATGATGTCGGTCACTACTGCGGTGCCGGCGTTCGCAGAGAACGCGCCCATGTGGCCGCCCGGCAGCCGGATCGCGCCCAGCAGTTCGGCCCGGTCCGCGATGTAGTTGCGGATGAACGGGTCTTTCTTGTCGAGCGTGTAGCGCGAGGTCACGAACGCGACGACGCCGCCAGGGCGCACGTGCTCAAGCGCCTTGGCGAAGTAGTAGTCGTGAATGCGGCGCGTCAACCGCTTGTTGCGCTTGAACTCGGGGTCGGTGACGCCGTAGCTGCCGAACGGGATGTTCGACACGGCCACGTCGAAGAAGTTCTTGGGGAGGACGGTCGATTCGTATCCGCCGATGGTCACCGCCGTGTCTGGGTAAAGCAGCCGGAGCATGGAGCCGGTCAGCCGGTCCAGTTCGACCGCCGCGCGGTGCGCGGGCAGCGTGGCTTCCGGCTGAAGGCCAAGGAAGTTGCCGATGCCGGCGCCGGGTTCGAGAATTCGCGAGTTCTTCTTCAGGCCGAGGCGTTCAAGCGCCCGCCACACTGCCTGAACAACTTCGCCGCTCGTGTAGTGGGCGTTGAGGCTCGAATGGCGCGCGGCCTCGTATTCTGGCGTGCTGGCAAGCCCCTGGAACTCCTCGCGCATGGAGCGCAGGTCACGGTCAAAGTAATCGGTCCACGCCTTCTGCGCGAGCGCGCCCCACCCGACGTAGCCGGCCAGGACTTTCTTCTCTTCGGGCGTAGCTTCGGCTCGGCCTTCGCTTTCGATCTTCCTGAGCGTCTTGATGGCGTCCAGGTTGGCGCGGAACTTCTCTTTGTCGCCGCCTACGCCGAGACGCGCCGGTTCGGCGATGCGGTAGTCTCGGGAGACTGCGGCTCGCCGGTGGTGCTCCAGTTGAGCGGGTTGTTCGGCGGATTCGGCTCGTCCTCCTCGTCCGGGAGGAACGCCCACTTTTGCCTCGCCAACTCCCACGCCCGGTCGTGCGGCAGCCCCTGCTTCCAGAGAGCTTCCATTTCCTCTGCCGTTTTCTCCTGGGCGTAGAACACCATTTCCCTGAGCTTGCCCTGCGCTTCCAGCTCCTTGCACATCTTGGGCCGGAATTCCTGCCAGTGGGCGAGGATGTGCTTGCCCAGTTGGCTCAGGTGCTGCGGGCTGTACTCCTGGTTGTCCGCCATTCGATTGCTCCCCCTTCACTGTCGACTGCGCTGCCACTGGCGTCAAGGGCGGCGCCGCTGCGGCGGGCGTCAGCTTCGCCTTCGCCGCGGCCTTCTTCGCTTTGGCGCGCTCGACGGCTTTCTGCAACGCCGCTTTGCCCGGCGCGACCGGCGCGGCTACTTCGGCGGGAACTTCCTGCCCGGGTGATCCCGCTCGAACTTCTCCTTGTTCTTGAAGAACTGGACCTGCTGTTCCCGGTGCTCCGCTCCGGTCTTGCTGCGGGATGTTCCCAGGTTCTTGCCCGTGTGGCTGAGTAGTCTGTACCCGCCCGGAACTTTGCGAATCATTGATGCTTTCTCCTTCCGCGCCCGGCTGCTGCGCCGGCGCTACTTCTGACATCTGAAGGTCCGGACGCTGCTGCTGGAGCGCCGCAACGCCATCGTGGAACGCTCCCACGTTGGGATAGACGGCGACCGGCTGCCCAGCTTCCGAGACCTGGACTTCGCCGCGTGGCGTCTCAACGACGTCGAGAACGGTTTCGAGCTTCTGCGCGGGATCGGCCACGCGCACCTGTGCGGTGCGGATCGGCTCGACGGGCTGTGTGGCGGCAGCCGCAGCGCCGCCCTTCAGCCACGCGTCGAACTCCGCTCTGCTGCGGTACGCCCCGCGCGGCTCGCCGTTCTGGTAAACGGTCACATCGCCCTGCGGGTTTTCCCGCAACTCGAAGTCCGCGGGCTCGCCCGTCGCCGGGTCGGCGGCGCGCAGCTCGGTGACCTTGGGCGGCTGCGCACTGAAAGCGCCAGCCTGCTCGGGCGTCAGATCTTCCTTCGTCCCGATCTCGACTGTGTGGCCGGGGCGCCGCTTGGCAACGATGTCCTTGACGAGATCGGCCTCGTACGGGTTGAGCATCGTCTGCTCGACGACGTTGCCCTTCTCGTCGCGAATGGTGACCGGGAATTGCTGCCCCCACGAGTCGGGCGTGACCTCGACGCTGTGGTCAGGCTTGTACTGCTTGACCAGGTCGCTGGTCATCGCGGCCTCGTCCCGGCTCATCAGCTCTTCGGCGACCTGATTGCCTTCCGGATCTTTGACCACGACGCGGAAGCGCGCGTTCTGCGGGTCGAAGCCGTCCGCGTGCTGGCCAAGCCACGCCTGAGTCTCGCTGGCCGAGCCGCCAGCCACGGTCTTGCCCGTGCCTGTGTTGACGACGTTGTAGGAAGGCCGTCCGTTGGGTGCGCCGACAAAGCGGATTTCGTGCGGCGCGCCGTTGACCTCAATCGGGATCGGCTTGGAAAGCTCGGGGTTGTTGGTGAAGACGTCTTCGACGGCCGCTTGCGCTTTGCCCGCGCCCTGCTCTTGCCGCAGAAGCTCGTCCGCGATCTTGTTGTGAGCCTCCAGCTTGGCGTCCGCCGCGCGCAGACTGCCGCGAACACTCAGGCCAGCCGCGCCGAAGCCTGCTACGTTACCAAGCAGATCCGCGACTTCCGGCGATGCGCCCGAGGCTTGCGCCAGCTTCTCTGTGCCGTAGCCTGCCACGCCAGCTTTGGCGAGGGCCGTAGCCGCCGCGAGAGGCGCTTCCACCGCGCCAGCAACCATCACCGGCGCCGCCATCTTCGTTGCGCCTGTGAGGATCTGGGACGCGCCGGATGCTGCCTGATTGCCGAGCTGCGGATTGAGCGCGGGCTCGCCGGGTTGCTTGTGGCCCATCCCCGCGAGCTGCGTTCTCCCGATGTCGGTCGTCGCCGCTGCCGCCGGAGCGGCCAGCGCTTCGACGCCGTGCGCCACGTCGGACGCGCCTGGAACATTCGGCGACGTGCCCATGCGAAGCAGGCCGGTGATCATGTCGGCGCCAGCGCTCTTGAGCCGGTCGGTAATGCTGGCCTTGTGCGGTGGCACGGCCCCGGCGTTCTCGTCCTGCAAACCTGCTGGCAACGGAGCGGGCGGAATCGCGGGCGCAGGTCTTTGCATCGTCGGAATCTGCGGCGGGAACGCCGCCGGAGCGTAACCCTGTGCGTTACGAGCCTTGATCAGCTCGTTGTTGCTGGCTGCCGCCAGATCCGGACGCTTTGGCTCGATTGCAGACACTGGGGGCGGCGTGAACTTGTCCTGGCGCTGCCCTGGATCGGGCTCCAGGGACTCGACCGGCGGCGGCGTAAAGCTCCCGCCAGCCGTGGCCGGTCCCGGCTCCAATGCGCTGAGGGGTGGCGGAGTGAATCCTCCCATGGCTATCGCACCTTCTGCCAACTCGCCTGGTTATTGGGATCGCCTCCCAAGAACTTCAGGCCTCCGTAGACGCGGCCCGCTTGGTATGCGCCGGAGTTTCTATCCTGCGGCGCGCGCGCAGCCGCTGCCGCATCGTGACGCGCTAGGATATTGTTGAACTCGGAAAGCCGCTGTTGCGCAGCCGCAAGCTTGCTCTGGTAGAACGGAATCTCTCCAGGCAGGACGTCCATCGTCATCCCCGAATTACCGTCGGAGATCTTCCGCGTCTGCACAGCAGTGCTCAAGTCGTCGACGATCTTCTGCAACTGCGCCCGCTTCGCCGCGACCTGGGCGAGTCCGTTGGACGTCAGCAGGCCGCCCGAGCGCGCCGCAGAGTGAGTGATTGACGCCGCGTCCAGACGCGATTTTGCCAAAATTTGAGCGATGTCCTTGCGATATGCGCCAGCAGCGTTGACAGCGTCTACGCGGGCTTTGTCGTGGCCAGCGCCCACGGTCACCTGGGTCTCGTCCTTCATGCCTTGTCGTTGAGTGGCACCAGCCTGCTGCGTACCGATGCCTGCGAGGTGCGTCTCAGACGGAAGGACCCTATTGGAGAGTTCTTGCTCTGTGGCGTAGTACCCCGGCCCCGTGTATCCCGGCGTGTTTTCTGGGGAAACCCAAACGCCATTCCGGACACGGTTCTCGTGCTCGGCGTCGTTCTTCGCACGCATCTCCGAGAGGATCTGGTTCGCCTTCACCGCGTTGGCGATGGCGTGCATTTCTTCCGGGGTGTGCAAGACATACTGCTGGCCGCCATAGGTGAACAGCCGCGACGGGTGGACGGTGTCTGCCGGCGCGTCTGCCGTGGTGGTCGCTGCGGTTCCAGGGAGCGTTGCCGCGTTGCCGCCCGCAGCCGCCGTGGGCATCTGCACGTCCGGAGACGCGGGCCGCTGGAAGGCCCCCCCATGTACGAAATCTGGCGCGTTGCTCGGCGCACGGAAGACGTCCGGATTGGGCAGCGTGTCCGTAGTGGGCGCGGACAGCGCGCTCGAAACCTGCGTAGGCAGGTCGGGCGCGATCTGCGCCGTCTGCTTAAAGGCCGGCCCAATCACCGAGTCGGCAACTGGCGTAGCGGATTGCGCGAGCTGCTGCTGCAGCGCAAGGCGATCTTGAGCTGTAGCGATATGGCTTTGCTCGATCTTGTCCCTGCCTGTTTGGCCGTAGAGAATCGTGTCAAGAAGTCCCATTCGCCTACCCTCGATAGCTCCCCGCACTCATTCCGGTGATGCCGCCATTAAGTGGGCCCGTAAGGCTCACGCCGCCGCCAAAGCTCGTTCCCGAGGACTGTGTGCCACGTGCGATGGCGAGGAGCTGATCGGCCAGCGATGCCGCCTGCATCTGGCGGTTGCTGAGCATGCTGGCCCAGCTGCCCTCGAACTGGCCGAGAGCGCCTTTCCGCCCCAGCTCGGCCTTGGTTGTAAGGTCTGTCATCTGGCCGCTACGACCCATGCCGCGCGAGCTAAGGCTCGACTGGATTTGGTCCGGCAAAGACTCGTAGCTCTTGTTGATGTCCCCAACGGCGTTCGCCTTGACCGCGGCAAGCCCCGACTCGGGGTCGGTCATTGCCTTGGTCGTCGTGGATTCCACGGCGTTGAGCGTCGGCGTGAACTGGCTGGCCCACGTGGGCGTAGAGGAAGACGAACTGTGAGATGCACCGAACGACATTACGCTACCTCCGTCTGCGCGAACTCCTCGGGCAGCAGGCCGATGACTTTGAGGTCTTCCGGCTTGCCGTTGCGCCGGCCGCGACGCCGCAACGTGCCCTCCACCTTGCCGCCCAGCCGCCGGCAGAGCGCGATCACTGCGCAGTTGTCAGCGAAGCACGTGGTTTCGAGCTTTGGGCAGCCGCTTGCGAAGAGCCGCCGCACGACCTGCCGGAGCGCCGCTTCAGCCGTGGCGCGGCCCCAGAATGACCGTTTGAACAGGATGTGCAGCTCGGCGATGTCCGCTACTCCCGGAGTTGCGATGATGCAGCCGCCCAGCTCGCCATCCCGGTAGACGCCCCACGAGACCACGCCCGGCGCGTGGAGCTTCGCGCGCATGCCCAGACACCAGGGGATCTCCTTCTTCGGCACGTCGTCATCGTCGAAGCGGTGCCGGATCTCCTGTGCCCACCGGAAGGCGGCGGGCAGCAGGAGCGTCGGGAACGGTCGTTCTACTTCAAGCGCCAACGCCGTTCTGCTTTCCAGGCGGCAGGTAGGCCACCTTGGCGGGCGTGCCGTCCGGGTTGGCGAAGTGGGCGAGGATGCCGACCAGGCCCTGCATGACGACAAGCGCGCCCGCGATCCACGGCTGGTACTTCTGCGGGACAATGCCCGCGGCGACGTTGAGGTATTGCACGATGAGCGCGAGCACCTGGATGAAGGTGTTGACGCTGAGGGTAAGTTTCACTGCTTTGACTCCTTTGGAACCGTAGTTACGGTGATCTGAAGCTGGTTCGTGTCAACGAGTTTCTGGATCTGCTCGCGAAGCGCCGGAACTACTTGCCCAGCCAGCTTTGCCGCAGCTTCATCGACGGCTTTCTGGACGATGGGCGCGAGCGCTTGCGCGAGTTGGTCGGCCGATGGGATGCCGAGCACTATTTCCCCCAGGTGTGGACAAGGCCGAAGCGGTAGGTTCCGTTCAGGCCGATGCTTTTGAGGTTGGCTGTAGTCGGCGCGCCCATGAACGCGGACACGTTGTTCTTGTCGGCCGTGGCGGATACGACGAGCCGAAGGCCGGCGAGCTTAAGCGGCTTCGAAAGGTCCACGGTCAGCCAGCCGCCGCCGTTGAAGCTGCCTCCGATGTTGTTGGCGCTCGTCGCCACGCCGCCACCGCCTTTCAGCCCGAACGCGACGATGCCCTTCTGCGCCAGCACCATGTCCTCCTCGGCTCGCGCGGAGGTGGATGCCGTGGAGTAATCGGTTGCAGCGCAACTGAAGCTCGGAAAGGCCCAGCCGAAAAAACTGGCGTCGGGATTGCGCTTGCAGTATTCCGTCCAGCCGGAAACGATGCCACTCTGGAATCCGGCGCCGCTCATAACGGCGGTCGATGGAACGTCGAAGGTCTGTGTCACCGCGCTATCCGCTGTGGCCTGCGCGTGGATCGGGAACGCCATGATGATCGAAGTGAGCATCAGGACGAAGCAAAAAGAGAAGGTTCGTGTGTGCATTGGAGGTCTCCGCTAACTGATTGCGCGGAGACCCCGGCGCGGGTTCCTACAGCTTGGCGTAGGGCATCAGCACGACGTTCTTGACGTCCAGGCTTCCGAAATTGAGCGAGCTGATGGTGTGGCTGTGCCCAGCGCCGGAATTCGGTTCCGTGATGGCGTGGCCCTTTGTAGTGTCGGCCGTCGCTGACCCGGTTGACGCGAATGTCGTTGCCTGCGAGTGGTCTGCGACTGTGATTCCCGTGACTGCTTTGTCAGTGCTGGTCGTGCCCATCGTGGCTTGCGCGCCGTTGACGACGCCGGTGTAAGCGCCACCGCCCTTGACATAGCCGTTGATCAGGTTGGGCAACGGAGTGGACGCCGTGCCTGCCGCGTCCGTGGTGTAGGTCGCCGCCGAGCCGTCGCAGAGCTTCCAGCCCGTTGCTGGCGCCACCATGAAGTTGCAGATGGTCAGCGTCGGCAGCTCGCCCGCGGCGCGCTCCCAGACTGTGCCGTTCCAGCGGAAGCGCCGCGCGTAGTCGGTGGCGGCGAACGCAAAGCCGGTGTCAGCCTTCGTCAGGGTGGCAGGAAGAGACGCCAGCGTGCCCCGCATCTCGCCCGAGATGACCGCCCAGGCCTTCCCGTCCCATCGGTACAGGTGCGTGTAGTCGGATGCGTAGAACTCGAAGCCGCCGTCAAACTGGCCCAGATCCGTGGGCCGCTTCGCCCACTTGTCCACCATCAGGCCCGCGACGTACACCCACTGGCGACCCGCTTCGCCCCACGGCGTGGATGCGTAGGCTACGGTGCGATCGCTCTCCACGAGGAAACTGCCGGGATCGTCAGACGCCTTTGGACGCCCGGCGATCCGCATGGCGTGCGTCGTGGTAATGACGGCTGCCTGCTGTGCTTCCGCCGTCTCGGGTAGAGACAAGCGCCGCAACCGGTCGTTGAGCACCTGGATGAAACCCGGCTGACCGGGCAACGCGTCGAGCGGGATCTGCGAGAAGCCGGTCATAGGATTCTGAAGCCGTGCGCGCCCAGGAAGCTCGAAGAGAGCAGCAGGCTCAGGACGGCCAACCCGCCGGCGACCATCCACTTCCAGCGCTCCAGCGAGCGCAGGCGCGCGAAGATCTCTTTGAACTTCCCGCCGCTGCCGCCGTCGTACAGGTCTTCCCTCATCGTGCTGAGATCCTTGGCGATCAACAACAAGATCTCGTGATCGGTCTTGGCCTTAAGGCCTTCCAACTCGATACCGCTCATGGTTTACTCTCCAATCGGAATCGCCGCCCAGCTCCAGGTCGAGGACTCGCTTTCCCCAAGAGTTTTGACACGGAGGTCGCCGCTGTAAATGCGGCTGTCCGCCAGAGCGAGGATCGTCACGCGGTACTCCTGGCCGTGCGTATTGGATGGCAGCGCGCGGATCTGCGGGTTCGTCGTCGTGTCGACGTTGGCGACCGAGACCTGCGCATTCCAAGCTGGTTCGTCCGTCTCCACGGTTACCTGGATCGAACCGTCGAGCGTCCAGGCCGTCTGCTTGGCAAGCTTCACGCGCGGCGTGCCGAAATCGAGCCACGCGGATTGCCACGTCTCGCCTGCGCGCAGATAGAACGCTCGTTGCGTCTGGTAGCCCACGCTGAGGCTGTAGATCTCGCCTTGGGCGTTGGCCGTGCCGGTGATCGAGATCGCGCAGTTGCGGGCTTCCACCGGGTTGCCTTCGCCATCGGCCATGGAAAGCGTTGTCGGAGTGCGCGTGGCCGATGTGATCTTACCGAGTACCCTGGAAAAAGCGCCGTCGTTGAAGTAGGCCGTGACCGTGAGCGTGTCGCCGCCCAGGGCGTGCTCGATGGTCACGTCGCTGTAGAACTTGGTGGTGAGCGGGTCGCCCTGGTTCCGGTAGCCGGTGGTGTAGTTGACCGAAAGTGCGCCGGCGCCAGCCGGATCTTCTAGGGCGTAGATCGAGCCGCCCACAGCGCCCAGGAACTTCCCGAACTGGCCGTCATAGCAGAGCGCGGTGTAGTTGTCCGATGAGGTATACCAACGTCCGCCGTCGGCGTCGAAGACGAACGTCTGGCCGCCGGTGCAGTGGTAAAGACGACCGTTCTTGAACGCCATCAGCCCCGCATCGCTCGTGATCGCCTGCGGATAGGCCGCAACCGGAACGGCGTCGCCCTTGAACAGCGGGTTCAACTTCCCGCTCACCAGTGAGCACTGATCGCCGTTGCATGTGAAGATGCCTTCCTCCGCGCGGAAGTAATCGGACGTGCCCGCCGAGACCCAGGAGCGCATGCCGCCAATGCCAGCCGTCACGTCCAGCCGCTCGAGTGTGCCCGTGGCGACGTCGCCCGTCAGCCGCCAGATGCTCTGTTCCTTGTAGAACAGCACGTACAGCGGATGAACACTGATGGCGAGGATGGCCTCCCCGTCCTCACCCACCGGGAAGTACGAGTTGAAGCCCCATTTGTAGGGCTTGTTCTGGTCGGTGTAAAAGCACCAGTTGGGGTTCGCAGAAGTGTTTGCGGCCAGCAATCGATCGTAGTACGGCCCGGCGAGAACCGAAGCGGCCGGCGGGTCGTAGTGGTCGGCGTCATGAGTCAACGGCCCGCTATTCGGCGCATAGCTGCCGTACGCCGCTTGTGTGTCGTTCAGATCGTCCGTCCACGTCGTCGTCGTGTTGTCGAGGAGCGTGACCACGCGATAGAGCTGGTCCTGCGCGCCGCCAGCCCGGTAGACGTGGCGCTTGGTCACCTGCGGATCGCTCGATACTGGGATGCTGGTCAGGTTGACCTGCTGGTTCACTGGCGCTACGGAGGCGCTCTCCGGGCTGAGGTTGCCCTCATGCCCGTCGTCGGTATCGAACGAGACGTAGTACGTGTAGGTGCCAGAAAGCTCGTTCGCGCTTGCCGCGCCGATCGCTGGCGTCGGCGCCACTGTAGGAGCTGCTGGAACCCACCGCAAGAGCGCGCCGGCGACGCTGTTCTTGTCGCACCCCTGAACGCCGCGGTTCATGATCCAGGCGAAGCCCGAGTAGTTCACCATTCCGACCGGATTGCCGTCGCACGCACTGGACAGCACAGTCGCCGCGCTGTCGCGATAGAGCTTCGTGCCACCGGCGAAGTAGCGCCGCGGCGTCGCGGCCTTCTGCCGGAAGATCGAGACGATGGGCGTGTCGAATCCCGAGAGGAACAGCGTGTGCCGCCGCCGCACTTTCAACCGGCCGTCCTGGTCAACGCGCCAGTTGTGCAGCGCCAGCGCGTCACTTTGCGGCACCTGGTCGCCCGCGGGCAGCACATTCAGACTGCCAGCGAGAACGCTATCGGTCTGCTTCTGACGGCTCACAGCCCGCCTCCCCAGTACGCGAGGGCGCACTTTTCGTAGAACGTGAGAATTTGCTTGATGGCGTCCGCCGCTTCAGGCATCTGCGCCTGGCCCTCCTTCAACCGCGCTTCCGCCACGGTGGCAAGCATGGTGGCGTCGCCGAGGACAGCCGATGTTGGGACGGTCGTGTAGCTGGCCGAAATGTCGTCAGGCTTCACGAAACCGGCCATGCCGATCTGTGCGCCGGCTGACGCCGGAGCCGGGTAGAGCCGGATCCAGTCAAAGCCGAGGTAGTTCTGGCAGTACCGGCTCGTCGGGGTCTTGCCCGTGGCAACGGCGTCTTCCCAGTTCAGATCGAGCGCCTGCAGCTCCGAAACTGACGTTGGCCAGAGCGGTGTGCCCGCGACGTCCACCTCAGCCACATCCAGGCCGCCCGTGGGATAGGAGTAATTGGCCTGCCCTGCAACCGTCGTCTGGCTCTGATCGTAAACAGCAAAGAGACCATGATTCCGTGCCAGCCGTGAGATGTAGGCCTCAGCGTACTCGTACAACTCATCGAGCGACCAGTAGGGCGCGAGCTGCGCCGCACCGTTGCAGTTCAGCAGTTCGCAGGCCTCGGGAACGAGAGTTGCCAGATCGAAGTCGCCCATCACGCCTCTACTTCATGCGGGACCGCCGTCAGCGCCACTTCCAACCGCGCTTTGCGTTCGGGAAGGCCGTTCGTCCCACCATTGATCCGGCGGGTGATCCCCACAAGATCATCCTCGTCGGCGAGCGCATTGAGGCCATGCTTGGTCCAGAACCACGTGGCCACGCCAACGCACAGCGCGGGCTCGCGAGACACGGCGGCCGGATCGGCTTCGAGGTCGCGCCCGATCGACTGCCCGTACGCGACGTAGTTCGCGCGTCCAGTGAGCTGGAGGAACCCCCGTCCCTTGAAGCGGGGGCCATCACCAGGGTGAACGTTTCCGAGGTCGCGCCGCCCTTCGTACTTTGCGCCACTCGCCAGCTCTTCGGTCCACAGAAGATTGTTGGTCTCGTGGCCGATTTGCGCGATGAAATGCGCCTCGCGCAACGGGGTGTTGATGTGCGCCGCGGCCATCGCCTCGATGAGCGCAGGCCCGTAGACTGGGAGCCGCGAGCCAATGCCCGGCATCTTCGCTTTGAGTTCGGTGAGAGTCATGCTGTTGCCCATGCGGGCCGCTTACCTTTCGGCGGAAGATCGTCGCGCAGGCTCGGAAGCTGGCTGATGTCGAAACGATCCAACTCGGCCGGCAAGGTGTCGTAGCGCTGCGCCTGGCCACGGGCCCGTGTTGCCCGTGCCCGCGTGTTGATCGCCTCGAAGAAGATTGAGGCGTCGTCACGCATCGCCTTGGAAAGCTCCTGGCCGCCCTCCTTCAAGCGGCAGAAGACCGTGGCGCCATGAACCAGCGCCTGATGGTCAGCCGGGAGAATTTCCGGCACGTCGGTGTCGTGGACGAGTGGCAGCGGCAGCCGGGCGAACGTCACCGATAGCTTGTAGCCGAGCACGTCGGGGTTCTTCCAGCAGTAGAAGAGGTCCTGACCGAGTACGCCGTACCGCACCGGCGCGCCCATCGTTGTCATCCACGAGGCGTCGAGCAACCGCAGTTGCGACAGGCTGATCGGGTAGACCTTCGGATCGGTGGGCGGAGTCACGGCGGCCGCGTTGTCGTTGCCCATCGGAATGCCGAACTCCGGTACTCCCATCGTGGCGTCGGTGCCGGTGTTTTCCTGCGCGCTGCGCCGCACGCGGAGGATGACGAGGAACTCAGACCACAGCGGCAGAAGGTGATAGAAGGAAGTTCCAGGACTCAACGGCAGCTCGCGCGTGGACTCCAGGCAGAGGGTTGCGAAGGCGAACAGCCGCTGCACCCGGTTGATTGTCTGATCGACCTGCACCGGCAGATATGCCGCGGGGGCGGCCGGATCTTCACCCAACCGCCGCAAGACCCTGGTTCTGATACTCGCAAGAGTCATCTCAGCATCCAGTCACGGCGGTTATAATTCCGCCTTTAATAGTCAGCACGCACGCCCCCACTGTCTTCGCCCCGGTAAATCCGACGCTGCCAGCCACCGAGTACCCGGATGGCGCGCCGACCAAGCCCGTTTTGTCCACGAAAAACAGGAGCGCCGATCCGTCATTGTTGTATAGATCGACCAAGTCAGCAGTCTGGCCCGGCGCAGAGAACGCGCGGACTATAGCGTTCGAAGGGTTGGTGTTCGTGGCCCACAGGACCTCTGTCGTGCCAAAGCTCGTCCAGGTGTTTGCGGCCGTGCAGATCCAGCCGAGTTCACGCCCGGCAAGCGGGTTGTCGCGATAGACGATGTCGCCGATTGAGCAACTGGCGGTCGGCGTCGTGCCGCCGAACGAGATCGAGTTACCTTGCTGGTTCTGAACAGCCTTGGCGACCGCGTTGTTGTTGTAGTTGGATACCGTGCTCCCAGAGATCGTGTTTCCGCTAACGGTAGTGCTCGCGACGCTCCCGTTGGTGCTGAAACCGTAGGTGTGCGCCGATCCAGTGATCGTATTGTTCAGGAAGGCGACCGACGCCCCTGACGAGAAGACGACGGCAGACCCACCCGTCCCGCTTGTGTTCGAGAGGTTTGCGTTCATAATGAGGTTGCCAGAGATATCGGTCGTTCCCCCCGTGCTGTTCCCGAAAACAGCAGAGTTCTGAAGGTCACGGAATATATTGTTCGTGATCTTAACGTGAGTGCCTGCCGCTTGCTGAATTGCCGGGCCGGAAATCGACTTGAAAATGTTGTCCGAGATCAGGACCCCGTCCGGGGAGCCGCCGGCGTTCACCGGAATGTAGATTGCCGAGTTGTTCGCGCCCTCAAAGTGGTTCCCTGTGATCTGGACGTCCTTGACCGGGCTGTACATCATGATGTCCGTGTACGTCCCGGTCCCGCTGTCGTAGAACGTGTTGTTGTGGATTAGCACGCTCGTCATGAATGACGTCGAGCTGGAGTCAAACAATATGTTGTAGCCCGCGTTGCCTCGGAAAGTGCACCCCTCAATCAGGACGTCCCGTGCGTCGGCCAATATTACACCAGCCCCAGATTCACTAAAATACGAGTTTGTGATGCGGATATTATTCGCAAAAGCGCCGGGCTTAAGCTGGATGCCGTTTGATCCGCCGTCAACAACAAGGTGGTCCACCCAGATGTCGGCAGTTCCGTTTACTAGCAATACTTCGTATGCCGTCGCCCAGACGTTGCGGAGAATAAAGCCATTTACCCCGTTTGTGTCGATGCAGTAGTTGGCGCACGACAGGGTCAGGTCCTCCACAATGGGAGGGAACGCATAAGTGGAAGGCGTTGTCTGGATGACGATTCCGGTCGGGTTCGAGTCGAAGACCAACTTCGATTTCCACTCGCCTTGCCCCTTGAGCGATACTCCGTATGGCAATTTGAGAGACCCGGCAATGCGGCACGTACGCTGAGGAACTTCCACCGTGCGTTGCTGATCGCCACTCGTCGAAACCGCATAGATCGCGGCCTGGAAGGCTGCCGTGTCATCGGTGCCCTGAGAAGACAGGCCGACCGCCGGCGCATCGCACTTCGCGCCGTAGTCGAGGACGCTGATGGTGTCTCCAACCTTGTCCTGAACTGGCCTCGGCACAAAGCCTGAACCGGCAGATGAAGTCATCAGGTACCCTGCGACAATACGGCCCGCAGCCTGCGCATTAGCCAGATGGGCCGCGGCGACCGAATGGTCAGCACCCCTGCCGAGTGCGGACGGGCAGGCTGCCAAAGTTCCGGCGATCAAGTTGTTCCCGCTGGTCTGGCAGACGGAGATGACTTCGTTGTCGATGGTCACGAAAGTCGGCGCCGGGAAGGTAGCTCCGCTCGCGACCGGAATGGTTGTGTCCGTCGCACTGATTCCTGCCGTCAAGGTGCTCGATCGCTGGTTCTGCGGAATGTACTGCGCCAGCGCCAGGCTACTCGCTAAGGTAGCGATCAATGTAATCTTCAGACCGAGTTTCACTGAGTCTCCTTTGTGCCCAGGCGCTTTGCTGAAGCCGCGTCGGGCCTTTCTTCATCGCGTCCGTGGCCTTCAGCCCCAAAACATCCTTGTCGAAAAGTGTTTCGGCGGCACCGGCCAAATTGAGGTCTTTGTCGAGCACGCGCCGGATGTCCGCCTCGACGCCGTGATAGAGCGCGTTCGGCGTAAACCATTTCGGCAGGAACACCGCCGTGTCGCTCATCTCGAACATCGACGGGTCCTGCACGTACCAGAACTGGATGCCGTACACCTTGTCTGGCCCGGGCGACAACTCGATCTGCTGCCGCTCCGGCGTCGATGCGTCGGACTGGTACGGAGCCCACCGGGACGGCTTGCCGCGCCTGGTGCGCGTCGGGTCGTCGGCGTCGAGGACCGTCTCAGAAGTCGGCAGGATCGCACCGGCCGGGTTCATGACGGTGAACTCGCTTGGCTCGCGCACATCGTCGGGCAGGACGAAGATCGTCCGCCACAGCGTGTACGACGCCGCAGCGTTGTCCACGCCTTCGTAAGGACGGTCTAGCGTGGCCGTGGTGGGCGACGTCTGGATGAAGGTGTAGTACGAGTCATCCGAGCCGAAGCGGATCCACCAGCCGCTCATTGCGGCCGCCCAGGCCGTGCCCGTCCCAGTGAGCGCGACGCTCCCGCTCGAGACGGCGACCGTGCCGGTCTGGTACGGCGCACTCGTCGAGAACATCGCGCGGAGTTTCAGCGATGTCCAGTTGCAGAGGCGGCACACGTCCCGGTAACGCTCATTGAGGAACGAGGTCACCACTTCCGGGTCATAGCCGGGGAACCGCTTCGCGATCTGGAGCCGGACTTCACCGAAGGTGAGGTTGGTGGCCGACATTATGCCGCCTCAACCCAGATTTCGTAACTGATCGACGGGGCCGTACCCGCGACCACCAGTTCGTAGCCGATGCCATCGGGCCACGGACCGTGGCGGACGATGCCCGCCCCGAGCGTCTTGACGCCGTTGGCCGCACCGGGCGTGTCGATCTGCAGGCAACCGCTCGTCGTGGCCGCTACTCCGGGATTCGCCGTGGTGACGTTGGTCGGCACCTGAACCTCAGCGGCGACGGGTGCGGCGAAGGTCTTCACGCCGCTGGTCGCGATTTGAGGGAAGTGGACAATGTCCCACGCCCCGCCGCCGGCGCGTGGCGCGGCCGTGATGTAGAAGTCGTAGGTCTCGTTCGTGTTGCGCGCGGCCGACAGCACCTTGAGGGTGATGATCATGCGCCGGTAGCGCAGCAGGAAGGTCTTGAACGGCGCGGTGCGGTTGGTCGGGTCCGGCAGCGTCTGTGCCTCTGCCGGCGTGAACGAGTAGCTGGCCGTCTTGATCTGTTTGTCCAGCAGGAAGCGAAGCCCGTCTGTCATGAATCTTCTCCGCTAACTGATTGCCCGCAAGAGCGTGGCGGGGTTCCTGCAAAGAAAAGGGGCGCCCTCGTGAGAGGACGCCCTAGGCTGCGGGAGCGAGTGAGAAGGCGGTTAGTGAGCCTGCGAGCCCATCGAGAAGATGGTGACAGTCGGAGTCGCGCCGATGGCCGTCACGACGCCGACAAAGAACCGGGTGTTGGCCTGCGCTACGGTCATCGTGCCATCGAGCGTGATGCCCGTGTTGGTGGTCACCGTGATGGTGTACGCGCCAGCGGCCTTGTTGCGCAGGTAGAACTCGAACTGGCTGCCGACGCGGCAGTCGGGGATCGCGGCAACGATGTTCGCCGCGGTGTCCATCTGATCGTTGCAAGCGGCGGTCGGCGTATGCGCGTAGACGCCGTTGATGATCTTCGCGGCGGCGAGCGTCACGCCTCCCGTCGTGGTGTCGTTGGTTGTGGGCCCGGTCCCCACCAGTTGCCCGGTGGTGGTCGCGTTGTCTACGTAGAGCGTGCCGTTGGGCGTGCCATTGACGGCGCTGCTGCGCACTTCGAGTGCGCCTCGGATTCTGCTGAACGGTTTGAGTGCCATGGTGAAGCTTCCCTTCCTGAGAAGGGGGCGACCTACGCCGCCCCGGTCTCAATCTGCGGTTTAGTGCGAAGGGCTGCCCCAGACGCCCTGGTAGGTGTAGAACCCGTGGGATTCGCGGTACCGGATGGCAGTCTTGGCGGTCTCGGTGCTGTCGTCGACCCAGCCTTTCACGTAGGGCTTGCGGCGCCAGAACCACACCAGGCCGGTTTCCGCCGGCGGGCCACTGAGGAACCACGCGGCAGGGTCGGTCAGGTAGCGCCAGATGCGAGGAGTTGGCAATCCGTCCTCAGCGTACTGGAGCGGGTTGGTGGCGCGGTTCGCCGTGTCGGGCCGGTCGCTCGACTTTACCGTCTCGTAGGCGATCCAGCGGTTCGCCGGCGCAACGATCAGGTTCTTGCACGGCATGTGCACGATCTGACCGGTGATGTTGCGCTGGGTTTCAAAGGCCGTCAGCGCAACCTGTAGCGAGGTCACGTTCAGATCGGCAACTGCGCCGACGTTGGACTGCACGCCGCCCGCCTTGGGCAACGGATGGTTGGCGCTGCAAAGCGCGACGCCATCGGGGCCGGCCGTGACGAAAGCGTTGTTCAGAACGCTCGCCGCGGTAATCTCAATCGTCTCGAAAACGGACCGTCCCAACTCAGCGTTGGCGCGGCTGACGATCGAGAACTGGTCGTCGTCGATCATGTCGCGGGTGAACTGGTAGCCGATGCCACGCTTCGTGTGGGTGAAGGACTGCTTGAAGCCCTGAACCATCGAGTCGAACTCGACCGGATCGCCTTCGTTGATGGGCTGAAGCAAACCGAGCCCGGAGATTTCCGACGTCTGTTCCATCGAGCGCGTGCTCGTCTGGATGTCGAAAATCTTGTCGTACATGTGAGCGTACTGGCTGTAGCGCTGCTGGATGACGATGCGCAGGAATGGCAGTTGCGTCCCCAGGAAGTAGTCAGAAAACTGGCCACGGAACATTAGCATGGTGTGTGTCTCCCTTCCTCAGTGGCCTTACACGCCGGCGATGCCGAGGCCCATACGGTGCCTGTTGAACGTCACAATCCAGATCGCCGACGCGGCGGTGGGGTCGTTCGTCGGATCGCCCCAGGCGTCGATGATGTGGAGGTCTTTCGTGGCGCTGGTGTCGGCCGCGCTCGCGTTGAGCAGGTCGCCGCTCATCTGCGGAGCGCGCCGCGTGGTGCCGGTGATGATCAGGTTGGCGTTCTGCCCTTTAATTGCCACGCCGAGCGTGGCGGAGCCGTCGTCCTGCACGCGGTAGAGCTGGGTGATCTGGTCGCAGACCGGAAGTCCGGCAGGGGTCGGAGAGGCGACGCCAGCAGCCTTCTGCTGCAAGCACACGCCAATGTAGTTCGTGGTGCCCGGCGTGATCGTCCGGTCGAGGTTCCCACCAGCCGCGCGGGTTACCGCATCGCCGATGTAGAACGCGGACGCCGTGGGCGCCGGATAGAAACGGGTTTGAAGATTGCCACCTTCGAGCGTGCGTCCAATCAAAGGAGCCAGCCCGAAGGGAGCCACAACGTTAGCCATACGCACTCCTTCGAGGTCATGTCCCCATCACGGATACGTACGGCAGCGGGGCACTGTCGGCCAGCTTCAAGGGCGTTCGCCACTGGGCGGCTGGCTGATCCTGTCACTGAGAGATTGCGGAAGGGTGCGAGGGCGGGTTCCCAGACGAAAAGAGCGCCCCATGAAGGGGCGCTCCCGTGGCCGTTGGATGCTCAGAAGAGGCCTATATTTCCTCCTCGTGGAGCGACGTCGCCGGGTCCTCGTGGAACGCCGCGGGGTCTTGCGTCAGATCGTTGTCTTCCGACGCTTTGACGCTACTGCCTTTGAGCGGTTTGTCGTCGCCCATCTGCTTCTTCTTGGCCGCGGCCCTCAACTCCTTCATGGGCGCTTCGTTGACGATTTTCTGCTGAGTGAAACGGTAGTTGGCGACTTCCTGCGGGATCACGCCGAGGCGCAGCGTCCCCACCCTGACCTCGTTGCCGTTCTTGTCCTTCAGAATCTCGTAACCACGAAGGCCCTGGTCCTTGCAGGTCCGATCGTCCAGGAAGCGGTAGGCCATGCCGGGCGGCACATTGGCCCGCGCGCAGGTGCGCAGCGGGTCCGGGTCGGCGAAGTCGAGCAACTCCTTGCTTCCGGAGTTGCCCTCCACCGCTTTCATCTCGTCGGCGCTGAGGACGCGGCGCTCCAGACGGGCATCGCGGAACTTCTCGACGATCTTCTTGTCTGCTTCGTCGCGAACGGTTTCCGTGTGCGCCATGCCACGCGCGGCCTTGCGCGCGAGCCGGCGCCCGATGCCCTGGTCAGTGTGCTCGAAGGGCAGCATGTTGGCGATTGCTTCAGAGATCGGCTCGCCATTGACGGTCCACGTCTCCTTCGGCGGGATCTCTTCGCCGTAGATGGCCTTGCACTCGGCGTCGATCCGCAGGAAGTCTTTGTCGGTGAGAATGCGCTTGGGCTTGTTGTTCGCCATTATCCGCGGCTCCTTTTCAGGCGGCGGCGCTCAGCCGTCAGCTTCTCGGGCGTGATGCTGTAGCGCTTGGCCTCCGGCGAACTGAGCAGTTGCGACGTGTTGAACGACGCATCCGCGCTCATCATGTCGTCGTCGTCATCGCCAGTGCCAGCGGGTGCCTGCGCATCGATGCGCTGCTGGACTCCGGAGCCGGCCGGGCTATGGGCGGCAGTGCGGGCCTTGACGGTTCGAGCAGCGATCTGAAGAATTCCCTGGCGGTCGGCACCCTTTCCGGCGATCTGTATCATGCTGTCGAACTCAGCAGCCACGTCTTTCGTAAACTGAGAGCCCTTGTCGAGCAACTCGGGGAACTGCTGACTGAGCGTTGAGTCCTTGACCGCCGAGTTGATCGTGGAAGTGAATTCTCTCCGTAGATCGTCGACGAGCTTCGTGACTTCCCGTCTGGTGAGGACGCCGTGATTCCGCAAGGCGCTGAGGCCCTGCGAACTCAGCTCCTCGATGAGCTGCGCGGGGTCGGGGTCTTTCTCTTCGGGCTCCGGTGCGGTAGTCGGCGCAGCGGGTTTCGCCAGCGTCTCGAACCGGCGGGCGATGAAATTGAGCGTTCCATTCTGCTCGTCGAGCCGGTGCTGTAAGTCCTCAACTGTCTTCGACAGATCGGTTTGCGGCTTCGCCGGCGCGGAGCCTTTCTTGTCGGGCTGCTGCTGCGGCGGCTCCTCTTTGGGCTGTGCCGGAGAAGCCGGCGGCGTTTGTTCCAGTACGAATCCATCATCAGGATTCGGAGCTGGCGCGCCATGCTCTTCGTCGTGTTCCATTATTCGAGTCCCTCTCTTCCTTCAGCAGGGTCGAGAACCCCGAGCACTTCGTCTTCACGAAGGATCAGGTACTCTTCGCCGTCGAGCTTGATCTCGCTGCCGCTGTACTTGCCGAACAGGATGCGATCGCCAACCTTCACATCAGGACTGACCACATTCCCGTTCTCCAGACGCTTGCCGCGGCCCACGGCCACAACCTCAGCTTCCTGGGGTTTCTCTTTCGCCGAGTCGGGGATGATGATCCCGTTCTGGATACTCTCCTTCTGCTCAACCCGGCGCACAACGAGCCGGTCGTACAAAGGACGAATCTGCATTATTCGAGTCCCTCTCTTTTCGCGTACGGCGTGCCGCCGTACAGATCGAGCCGCTTCCGGGCATACGCTCGCGCGCAAGTCAGGCAAAGCACCTGATAAATGCCATCCTTCGAAACCACAGCCATCTGCAACTGGCCGCCTCGCGCCTCGGCCTCAGCCGCGAGCAGATCGGTGCTGGTGTGGCAGACCTGGCACTCTGTTGGCCACGTGCCATGCGTCAACGCATCCATCGCCTTCCGCGACCACTCCAGGCACTCGACGCACACCGAGACGGCGCCGATGTGCTGGACCTCCGGGGCAGGCTTCCACTTCCCGCAATACGGGCAACGGACGCGCATCTGGATCGGAGCCGTCATTTGTGGAAGTCCAGGATGTCCTTCCTCTTGGCCGGCTCGTCGTCTTCGTCGGGCTCGGCCATCTCGATGAGCTGGACGGGCAGCGCGAGGATGCCCCGCGCTTCAAGGATCATTCCCCGCAGCACCTGCGTCTGGTCATGCCCAACGCTCGTTGCTTCCAGACTGAGGCGTCGCTTTTCCAACTCGGTGTTGATTGCGGCGTCCAGTAGTTTCCAGCCGTCGCTTTCGATCAACGCCTGGATCGCTGCGCCTTCAGCGTGCGTGATGCGCATTCACTGGCCTCCCTTTCGGCTTGAGACTGTCTGGCAGCAGCGGCAGCCGCGCCGCCTGGTTGTCGATCACCTCGTCCGGACTCTGTTGGTTGATCGGAGGAGCTGTCGGTCCGGGCAACGGCTGCGTGCTGACCGGGTGTGGCGCCGGAACCGGCGCGGAAGGTCCGGCGGGTTGCGCGGGAGCTGGCGCTGGCGCGCCCGCTTGCGGCAGTGGGCTCGCGCCGGCTGCGGCCTGCGCTGTGCGTTCCGCTTCTGCCTGCGCCTGAGCCTGCATCTGGAGCCGCATCTTGCCTTGGATCTGCCGCATGTGCAGCAGGATGTGTTGCGACAACAACTCCAGCGCCGCGGCGTCCCGCCGCTCGGGCGGAACAGCGTCGCCCTCAACGAGCTGCCGCGTGTGCTCCTTGATATGCGCCTGGTCGTCATCGACGGGGAAGGGCTCGATCAAGACGCGATCGCGCAGCATGGCCTTCCACTCTTCTGCCGGCGTCTTGGGCGTCTCGATGTCCGGCGGCTGCGGCACGTAGTCCGTGAAGTTGGTAATGCCGCAGGCCTTCGCCGTGTTCGCAGTGAGCAACCACAACGCCCGCGGGTTCGACGTGAACAACGGATTTTGCACGGCCATGCCGTAGAAGTCGATGGCCTTCTCCTTGGTCGCCTCGCGGCTCCAGATGCTCGTGGCGAACTTCAGCCGGAAGTTGTAGAAGCCACCGCGCTCGTCAGGCCGCAGCACCGCGCCGCCCGAATGCACATCGAACAGGCCGCCGGCCTGCTGTTCGGTGACCTGGAAGAACACTTCCTTGTCCGTCATCGAGCAGTCCAGGTCCCAGACGCCGCGCAGGAAGCGCGCCAGGTCTTCGCTGATCCCGAGCGTGTCCAGGTTGGCGCGGACGTCGCCCATCTGAATCAGGGCGATCTGCCCAGTGGCCGTCTTGGGCGCGTTCGGGCGGTCGATCTCGCGGCCCAGCGTCTGATCGTTGATCGCCGTGACGCGCTCGACGATCTGTTCCATGGCCTGTTCTTTGCTGATGATGCCGGACAAGTCGGCCTTCATGTAGACCGGGACCGGCGCTTGGCCTCCGCCCATCGGGTAGGCGCTGAACGGCTCGTAGCTGAACTTCTCCGGCTCGAACTTGGTGGCGGGATCGTAGAAGATCGAGGGACCGACGCTGAATTGCATCGCGCGCGTGCCCAGGTTGTGGTTTTTGCTGATCTCCTGTTCCTGGCGCCACACCATCTCGCCGATGCCCTTGCACCAGTACGTCCCGTCGTGAGTCAGCGACAGCTCGGCGTACGGGCGCGGATCGTCGCAGTAGGGGTAAACGTCGGACAGGCGCTGCACGCTGACGATCTTTTTCAGGCCCGGCAGGTACGTGACGATGATGTCAGTCTCATCGATGTCGCGGTGCTTCCAGTCAGTGAGCTGCGCGCCATCGTAGAAGCCGTTCCCCTTGGCCTTTGGCAGACGCCACTTGCCGCACCACTCCCAGACGCGCAACGCCTTGTTGGCCGAGCGGCCGCCCTGATACTCGACGCCCTCCGCAGTCTGCTCTTCGAGGCGGATATCATCGAGCCACTCGTCCTGCGCGTCCTGGCCAGCTTCCGATTGCAGCAGGTGCTCGTAATCGTTCTGGATACCGAAGAACGCGCCGCGGCGCTCGCCATCGAGAAACACCTGCGGGCGCGCCTTGTAGCGCCGGATCGTCCAGGAGTAGTCCTGGAGCGAGCCCACACGCTCTGCCGGCACAATGAAGTCATTCGGGTGAATCGGGTAGATCTCAGGCCCGTTGTAGCGGAGCTGCCTGCCCCGCGGCGTGTTCTGCCAACGCTGGCCCCACGGGCGGTACACGAAGGCACGCCCGTAGAGCGCAGCACGGAAGCTCCAGACCAGGAACGGGTCGATGAAGTTCATGGCGTTGAGAACGCGCCACGACATGAACCGCCCTACCTTGGCCGCGCACTTGCCGTCCGAGTCGCCTACCGGGGTGGCAACGACCTCGGCATCCTCGCCGATGACCTTGCTCATGATCTGCGACCACTTGCCGAAGGTCTGCCACTGCGTGACGGGCACGCGGTAGTTGGGCTCACCGCGCCGGTCAGGAGGCAGCGGATCCGCGCGGCCCTCCCAGGACTGGGTGTAGAGCGCCCACTGTTCCAGCCTGCGCTGGTGGTCGGTGATGGCCGCTACCCAGTCATCATCGATTCGCCCGCACAGGGCGTCCATCTCACGTGTGCCGAGATTGAGTTGTAGACTCACAATTCCTGATTGGCGGGAGTGGCCTTCTCGGGTTCCTCCGGGGGCTCCTCCGGCCCGAGCCAACCGCCCGGAGCGTGCAGGGCAGCGAAGAAGTCCAAGATCGCCTTTGCCTTTTTGCGATCCTCGTTGGCGCGCACCTTCGTGCCGCACTCCGGGCATGTGCCATTGCCCTTGCTATCGAGGACGATGCGGCTCTGGCAGGTGGGACACGGCCAGCACCACTCGGCATGCTCGCCGCGGCCGAAGACGCAGCGCTCGCAGCACACATCGGGATTCAGCTTGTAGACTCGGCTGACGATCGTATCACTGCGCTCTTCGCGGTCCAAGAGCGACTCTGCCTTCCATACGAACTCACGTTCGTGACGGTAGACGCTGCATCCTTCAATAGCTTCAAGATCCGGGTCCCAGAGGAAACGGAGGCCCCATATCCTGATATTTCGGATCGGATCATAGTGGCCAAAATTGGCGCAGATCCGGAGATAGCCTAAGCCCAAGCTGAAGCCACTGTCATAGGGCCACGGACGAGTCCAGGGGAAGCGATGCTCGTAGAAAAACGCTCGCGGTTCACTCATATTCCGGCCCTTTCTTCTCGCTCTTGCCGTACTGTGTGCCGTACGATGCGTGCGCGCGGCGCACTTGCCACTGCGTTTCAGCCCGTGGCGCGAATCGCAATCCCTCCCACGCCAGCGCCAGCGACAGCACCAGATCATCCTTGCTGCCGGGCTGGGCTTGCGGCTTACCGTTGAGCCACACGAACGTACGGAGCTGGTGAATCGTGTGCGGATCGTGGACGATGATCGAGCCAGCGGCGACAGCGCCTTGAAGCTGTCCGATCAGCGCTGGCCGCGTCACACGATTGGTGAGGTAACCGAGCTGGTGATACTCGGGCGGCCGCTTGTCGCCCGGCACGCGCCCAGTGGCGTACACCTTGTCCAGTGGGTAGTTGTTGCGCATCAGCCACAACACAACGACCTCTCCGAACGAGTTCCGCTCGGGCGTCAGGAACGCCTCGTTGTACCACTCGCCCAGTGACGCCACGGTCGCCGCAAAGTCGTCTGGGATCGCATCTTCCTGCTCGAACAGCGCCACTTCCTCGGCCGTGTCCACGTCGAGTATCTGTGCGGCGGACCAATCGGGCTTGAGGTTGCGCCCATCGTCGTTCGTCTGCCGGCCGTTGCCGATGTCGGCGCCGATGCAGTAGTAGTGGCCGGCTTGCGGGTGGCGGAAGAGCCGCAAACGGCCATTCTCGTTGTGGCGCACGGTCCAGCGGCGCTGCGGCCCCACGTGGATCTCGGCCAGATCGCCGGTATCGACGGGCTCTTGCCGCGCCATGCGTCCAACCGCGCCCATGTCGAAGAACGGGCGCCCAGACGCCAGGAAGGCCTCTTCGGGGCAGCCTGGATACTCCTGGTGAAAGCGGTCCATCGACCCCTCGCAGAGGGTGTTGATGGCATAGCGCCTCCAGCAGAGTTGCTCCAGGTTGAGGCTGTACTTCTGCTTCTCGGCCCACTCCTCATCGGTGAGCGAGCGCTGGAACTCTGCCGGATCGCACGGGAGCACTCGTGTGTATTTCGGCTCTTCGTGCCAGCCGAAAAAGATCGCTTCGAGTTCCGACTTCCCTTCGATGGCGCGCATCCACTCGTCGTAGTACGGGTTGCCTACTCCGTTTGGCGTGGATTCGATGGCCAGCGTGGTGTAGAGATCCTTGGGGATCGACGCCATGATGCCGGTCATGAGCGTTGCCGCATCGCGGTAGAAGGCGTACTCGCTCAACTGCAGGTGCCGGATTGGCTTCGAGCGGCCTGCCGTGACGCTGTTGGCCGAAGCCGTCTCCAGCTCTGAATCCTGTTCCCACTTGATGAAACCCGCTGTGGTCTGCGTGGGCTCGATGGAGCGCAACGTCCGCAGCTTCATCAGGCCCTCAAAGGCTCTGTATGAGTCATCGAACTGGTGGTAGTAGCCCCACAGCGACTTGGCGCTGCGGTATGTGTCGCCCACGCACATTCCCGTCTGGCCAGGCCAGAACGCAATGCGGCGCCAGATCGTCTTGGCGACCGCGGTGGACGCGCGCACCTGCCGGGCTTTGAGGTAGATGAACCACAGCGGCTTGCCGAGGCGTTCGCACTTCCGCTCCAGCCGCAGAAGCTTGAGCTGCGCGGGCTGCAACTCCAGCGGCACTTTCTGGCCCTGCTCGTTGCGGATGTTGAGTGCCTCACGGCAGAATGCGGCATCGTCGCGGATGCGCATCACGCGCCGGCGGACCTCATCGGCGCTGAGATTGGCCAGCTCAGACACGATGCACCCCCGCGGCAACCAGTTGCGAGTGCAGGCGGGCGAGGATCGCGCGGCGCTCGGATAGCACATCGGTGTAGCGAGTGCGCAGCCGGTAGGCCACCTCACGCGCTGTGCAGCCGCACAGCAGCAGCAGCAGCGTTACACGCGCCCGCACTGGCAGGCTGGGGATGTAGGGCAGCAGCAGCTCCACTGGATCGGGCTGCGCCGCTGCCTCGTGATCCGCAAGATCCTCCTCGATGTGCTCCCAGGCAATCTCACGCATCGGCCGGCGGCAGTACGTCCAGGCAGCCATGCTGGCCCAGCGATGCGCCCACGCGTGCCACGGGACACCGCGCGCCGGGTCGTATGCGGATGACGCCCGCCACACTGCAATGCGCCCGATCTGGCGCAGATCGTCGATGTCCACGCCGGGCCGCACGAACGCGGCCGCGATCCGCGCGCCGAACTCGTAGTCCTCGACCGCCGGCTCAATCATCGTGGCCTTCCGGCTCCGTCTCGGGCGTACTGGCCGGGACCGTGACCTGGTGGAACACCGCCATCAGCTCAGTGAGCGAGTAGTTGCCCTGAATCGGCTTTCCATCGCTCGTGAGATCCGCATTGATGCGGTCGCCGTACTGCTTGGACGCGAGCCGCGCGAGCAGCCACTCGCGGGCATCAACGCGCAGCCGCGAGCGCATCACGGCCTCTTTATCGAGCACCCGGCCCTTGCGCGTGGTGGCGTAGTCGCGCGAACTATCGTCTGCGATGGCGAGGATCTGCTCGGCGATCACGCGAAGGCGAAAGTCTTGCGCGCACGCGTAAATCTCTGCAAAAGCAGGGAACTTCTTAAGCCAGGCGAAGATCGTTGAAGGCCTTGGCATGCCCTTGCGCTTGCAGATATCGGTGAGCATCTCGCCGTTGGCGATGCGATCACAGATCGCTGCGGCAACTGATTCGGAGTATGTTGAGGGGCGCCCTACAGCGCGTGGCTTGCGTGTGGCGGGAGTGAGCTGCTTGCTGGTGGCCGATAATCGCTTACCCATGGCATCCAGCGCCGCAACTGGAGCGCCGGGCGGCTGCGCATCGTATCGGCGGCGACACTCGGCCGCCCGGCTTGGGTTGCGATGCTGAGTGCACCGTAACGGTGGATCGAGGGGATTGTCAACAATTTGAGGCTGATTTGTTTGTGAGGCGCTGGAGCGCTGGCACTGTTGAGAGCCGCACGCGTCGCGCCTCGCAGCCTACGGCCTCGGCTGACTCTGCGGCAACACCCCCCTCAACCCTACCCTTCTCCCCCCTCTTGCCCCACAGCGCTGCTCAGTGATACCACTCGCCGCGCTCTTCTTCGGGGATCAGCCGGGGCTGCTCAGCCAGATCCGGCTTTTTCTTTTTGGGCTCGCTCTGCGCCGCCGGCGCCGGATGGCACTTGCAACGCTGCCACACTTCGCGGCCATGCTCATCGCGCACTGGCACGTAGCCCAGGCCATGGCAGATCGAGCACTTCATGCGCCAACGCCCTCCCGCTCGCGCAGCATCGCGATCGCTCTCCCGAGCACTGCCCCGCCATGCTTCTGCCGTAAACCGATCAGCGTGCCGTAGCACTGCCCTACGCGCCCCTCGTAGGTCTCGGTGCCACTCAGCACATCCGCCATCATCTGCGCGAGCCGGATGCGCGAGCCCGAGCTGCGCTTCCGCGGCTTCTGCGCTGCCTCGTGAATCATGCCCTTCAT